TGAAAAACGACCTGTCTGTAAAATAGTCGTGAATCGGTTTCCCAGTCTGACCCTTGACCGGCTGTCAGACGGGAAAAGGTAAGGCAGTGATATGATTAATTTAGATGTTGTGTAACTTGAGGATATCTTGTAGTTTTGTTGTGGAGAGCTTCGTGGAAATTAGCGATTTATATTACAGCGGTTTTTAAAAATATCCGGCCGGCAAGCCATGATTTGCGATTACTATGGCAGTAACTAACGCCGAGCCCAGAGGTATGATGCGATCATAAATGCTGTCCCTACCCCAAACAATAATAAACCTGATGAGTCGCTCTGCTTTATGGTAAGAATACTACCAAACAACATAAATGGGCCTAAAAAATAAAGACTAATTTTCCCTAAAATAGTTAATTCTCCTTTAGACTTTCCTTTTATAGATGAATGAAGGTTAGAAAAAGGATCTATCTCTTTTACTGCTATATTTTGAGAAGCTATTGCTAGCCCACAATTCGGGCATGAAACTGCTTTGTCTGATATTTTATGAGAACATTCTGAGCAATTTACCAGCGACATAACTCCCCCCTCAAAACCACTCTTTAATATACTCTGTAATCTCAGTTTCGTCTGAAACATTATCGTAATTTTCTATAAATCTCCGAAAAATTAAAGGAATGTCTCTACTTTTTGTTAGTGAATTTGGTCTGATCCTATCATAACAATCCAAAACAGATCTTAGTATAGAGCACATCTGATCGGTTGTCGGGCGTCTCCGATCTGCAGCACCTCGATATTGAGTACCAGGATCGGCAACAACATCACCGTGATGTATATCTATATGCAAGTTGTCGGCGGTAATTGACTTACCGTGGATGCCTTTGTTCCCGTTAGATGTATTTGAATCCCTGTGTATTTCCCCTTGTCCCGTTAACACCCAATCAGTATTCCCATTGTGGCCGAGAGCCACCCTATAAGCCCACTCAATTGGCATAAAGCCACGTTTTTTTGCCCCGGACACGCTCGAAGTATCAATCCCTAAAAAATANNAAATATGCAAATTCGTTATATTTGTCCCATCTTGTCAATAACTTAATGCGCTCCCACACCTCATTAAATGGGAATTTAGGGCTATATTGGTCTTTTCCGAAGTTCATCGGCCAAACTCCGGAATTGTCACAAAAAAAACTTCGGAATTCATAAGTTTTGCAACATGTTGATTATATTTGTAATTATCCATTGTTGGTCCCTTACCAATAAAAAAAGAACTTCGGAACAATTTAGTTGGTTGACAGCCAGTTTTTTGTGGGCTATAAACCAATAAAGTTAAATTAACAAGTTTATGTGAAATGTAAAAAAAATACGCAATCGCTTGCGCCAACAGAGGTGAAAAATGGACGTCAAAACCCTCCTCACTCATCACCGCATCAAACAGCGAGAAATTGCTTCCGAACTCGCCGTCACCCCAGGAGCCGTCAGCCAGGTTGTCAACGGCAAAGGCCAGTCACGGCGGATACAGGAGCACATCGCCAAGCGCCTCAATAAACCGTACAGCAAAGTTTGGGGCAAAGCGGCGTAACGTAAGGTGAATATACCTTGTAACCAGAGGCCAGGCAATGACAAAACAGAAAAAAAGTTTAGTCACTGATCAATCACAGATGAGCTTGTTTGACCTGTTGAAACATGACCGGGAGCTCCGGGAAGAAACGGCACCCGGTCGGCTCAATATAGCTGCACGCCTCATGGCTGCCGTAAAACTGGCGATAAAAGACGCCCCCAAGAGCCGTGAGACCCTGGCCGATGAGCTGACCGAGCTGATGGGCTACGAAATCACGGTCCATATGATCAATAGCTGGGTGGCAGATTCCCACCCACACCGCATCCCCGCCGAAGTTATCCCCGCCCTCTGTGTCGCCACCGGCAGCAACGAGCCCCTGCGAATCCAGGCCGAAGCCGCCGGGCTTTTCACCCTCGACGGCCCCGACGCCCTGCGCTCCGAGATGCAAAAAGACATCGAAATGAAACGGCGGATCGAGCGCAACATCCGCCAGAAAGAGGCCCTCCTGAAGGCGCTGGAGTGCCCGCGATGAAATACTACACCGTCAAAGAGCTAGCCGGGCAACCAGGTATGCCGGCATCTGAAAGTGCCGTGCAAAAAGCCGCCAAGCGCGAGGGATGGCCGTTCCGCAAGCGTCCCGGCCGTGGCGGTGGCTGTGAATACCCGCTCACCTGCCTGCCCGAGGCAACACGGATACACCTCACAGCAACTCCGGTTGTGACAAAGACCCCGTCACGCCTCCCGGCCATCGTCCAGGAGCAGCCGAAATCCTTGGCACAAAAGACCGAAGCACAGCGGCAGATCAACGATGCCCGCCTCATCATCATGCGCATGATAAAAGCCCTCTCAGGGACAATCGGAGTCAACAAAGCCATCCATCGCATCATCGAAGAATACAATAACGGCAACCTGCCTCAGATCTGCATGGCCAACGCCCGCAAAGGTGCCAGCCGGACCCTGTCCTACGACGGTATCATGAAATGGTGGATGGCCTGGAAGCGCAGCGGAGAGAGCGCCGAAAGCCTCGCACCTCACGATATGAAGCCTCGCGCCGAGGCTCCCTGGGTAGAGATGTTCGAACATCTCTGGGGCCAGCCGCAAAAACCGACCCTCACCGCCGTCATGGAAAAACTGGCCGATGTCCTCCCCCCACATATCCCCATGCCGTCATATCATCAGTGCCGCCGCCACCTCGAAAAAATGGGTGCCGTCGACAAAGCCAAAGGCCGCCTCACCGGCAACGAGTTGGCACAGCTCAAACCCTATCGCCGCCGCCTCACCGATCACATGTTCCCCGGCGACTGTTTCACCGCCGACGGTCACTGCTTCGATGCCGAAGTCGCCCACCCCTACCACGGCCGGCCATTCCGGCCCGAGATCACCATGGTAATCGATGTGGCCACCCGCCTCGCCGTTGGCTGGAGCATCGACCTCGCCGAAAGCGGGCTGGCCGTGCTCGACGCCCTCCGTTTCGCCTGCGAGAATTTCGCCACGCCGGTCATATTCTACACCGATAACGGCTGCGGCTACAAAAACCAGATGATGACCGCCCCCGCCACCGGCATCCTCTCCCGGCTCGGCATAACCCCCGAATATGCCCGTCCGCGCAATCCCCAGGGGCACGGCCTCAGCGAACGCGGCCACAAGACCATCCTCGTTAAGGCCGCAAAACAGCTCTGCACCTATATGGGCAAGGATATGGACGTCGACAGCAAGCGCCTGGTCTACAAAGCCACCCGCAAAGCCGTCCGCACCGGAGATCCTTCACCCCTTATCGAGTGGGATGACTTCCTCGATCATATCAACCGCGCCATAGCCAAGTATAACAACACACCCCACAGCGGTCTGCCGGCCTATCGCGACCAGGCCACCCGCAAGCGGGTCCACTTCACCCCCTGGCAATACTGGCAGGCCGGCATCCAGCGTGCAACAAGAGAGCTGCCAGAGATCGAACAACCCCTCCCGGCCAATGACCTGCCCGATCTCTATCACCCCGCCGTAGAACGTATCGCCCATCGCGGCTATATCCAGCTCGGCACCCTCGCCAACGGCCTCGCCAAAATGTACTTCTGCCGCGAATTGGAGCAGCGCCACGGCGATCGCGTCCAGGTCGCCTACTCCCCAGCCGACGCCAGCCGCGTCTGGGTCCGCGATCTCGACAGCGGCCGGCTCATCGGCATAGCCGAACTCGACGGCAATGCCTCGCCTTACTTCGCCCCCAGCGTCATCGAGCAAAACCGCCTGCGCCGGGGAGAACAGCGCCTCAAGCGCCTCGAAAACCATGCCGAAGAGGTCCGGCTGGAAATGCATGGCCCCCGCCAGGCCATCGTCCCCGTCGAACACTCCGACGAGATGAAAGCCCTGCGCGACCAGCTCAAAGCCGCCGACGCTGCAGAGGTAAAAACCAACGTCATCGCCATGCCGCTACCCCAGCCGGAATCGCCGCGGCAATTCATCGTCCCCACGGACGATCGCGATAAATACAAGCTCTGGTGCGCCCTCGAAGGCCAGCGTGTCGGCGGCCTGGAGCTGACACCCGAAGAGCAGAGCTTTTTCGACGGCTACCAGCGTACAGCCATGTGGAAAGCCTGGAAATCCGTCGGTAAATAAAAAAGGCCGGTGTCGCCACACCGGCCCTCCCCCGCGTCAGGGGAATCTCACTAACAGGAGGAATCATGCCACAAACAGCCCCGCAAAACAAGACCGTATCAAGCCTCTACGTCGTCGTCGCGGCAATCGCCGCCATGCGCCAGATTGTAGAGCGCGAACCCGGACTGCCCGGTCTCGCCGTTCTCTTCTCCTTCCCCGGCTATGGCAAAACCACCGCGGCATCCCGACTCGTCAACATGTTCGACGCCATCCATATTGAAGCCAAAAGCTTCTGGACGCGGAAAAACGTCCTCGAAGCCACGCTTCACAACATGGGCATCAAGGCCGAAAACACCATCGCCAAGATGTTCAACCAGGTCTGCCGCGAACTTGCAGAATCAGGCCGGCCCCTCATCGTCGACGAAATGGATCATCTGGTAGAAAAAGGCGCCGTCGAGATCATTCGCGACATCCACGATGCCACCCAGGCCCCCGTCATGCTCGTCGGCGAAGAAAACCTCCCGACAAAGCTCGCCAAGTGGGAGCGTGTCCATAGCCGCATCATGGTATGGACCGCCGCCCCCCCGGCCAACATCGACGACGCCGCCGAACTCGCCGCCCATTACTGCCCCGGCATCCAGATCCGGCCCGACCTGTTGGCCCTCATCACCGAAAAGGCCCATGGCTCCGTCCGCCGTATCATCGTCAATCTCGACCGCGCCAGAAACGAAGCCGTCAGCCGCGGCATTAGCAGCATCGGTCTCGCCGAGTTCGGCAAAAGCAGCCTCTACACCGGTGAAGCCCCCTCCCCGCGGAGGCAGCCATGAGCCGCAAGCCCGTCGACCAACAACAGCCGACCGAATGCCGGCAGGCAATCTGGGACCAGATCCGGGCACAGAACGGCGCCGTTTTCACCCTCGGCGACATCGCCATGCATGTCCACCTCGACGAGTCCAGCATTCAGGAGTATCTCCAGGGGCTCACCGCCGCCGGTTATCTGCTCGCCAAGAAAGAGCCCCTGGGTAAAGGCAGCTTGACCATTGTCCACTATTGCCTCGCCCGCAACGTAGGCTACATGGCGCCCCGCGTCCGGAAAAACGGCAGCGTCGTCACCATGGGGCGGGGCAGACAGCAGATGTGGCGCGTTCTGCCCGTGCTGAAAACCTTCACCGTCGTCGACCTTGCGTACAACGCCTCCACTCCCGAGCATACCGTTCCCGAAACCGAGGCAAAAGACTACATCGGCCACCTTCACCGTGCCGGCTACCTCATCCCCGCAGCTCCGGCCAAAGCAGGTAAAAGACAGCTCTGGAAGCTCAAGCCCGGCATGTGGACCGGCCCATATCCTCCCCAGGTACAGCGTACCAAACAGGTCTATGATCCCAACCTGCAGCGTGTCGTCTGGTCCAGGATAACCGGAGGTGCCGAATGACCCACCCGGAATTGAAGGGTCTAGTTGAAGAACAGCTCAAAACCCGTACACAGACATCTGTGGCTGCACAACTAGGCATTTCTCCCTCAGCACTCAACCAATATCTCAAGGATACCTATCCATCGCCGCACACCGTCGATGCCCGCATCCTTGAGCATTTTGGAGGGCTTACCGTCAACTGCCCCTGTAGTGGAGAAATCACCCTCGTCGACTGTGCCAACAACCGTAAACGTCCCTTCGAGGCATGCACTAACCCTGCAGCAGTGAGGCTTTATAGGACCTGTCGCAGCTGCTCGAAGAATAAAGGGAATAAACCATGACCGCCCAGAGCGCCACCCGCACCCGGCCCCGCTGCCCCCACTGCACCCGCGGCCCCCTCGTCCCCGACCGCGATATCAACAACCGCGTCCGCTCCCTCCTCTGCCTCAACTGCGGCCACCGGATATTCCGCGACATCGACATCCGCCATCCAACCGCCACCGAGCGCAACATCGGCCCCGGCACCCGCTCCGGCACCCGCGGCATACCCGTCCATACCCACGCCGGCCAACCGGCTAAGAAAGGATAAAGCCATGTTAAAGGGACTGTTACAGCACATTGAAGCCCGCCGTAAATGGAACCGCACCCGCCGCTGGATGCGCGAACACGCCCGCAGCCGCTGCCTCATCGGCCTCCTCCTCGCCAACGGCACGCTCAGGAAACTCGCATGAGCTTCCGGGCCACCCTCGCATACATCGTCATCGCCCTTATTTGGGGCGTCGTATTCGGCTGGTGCGCCAGGACATTACTGTATCCATAATCCAAGGAGACATCATGGCAACATTCGCAGAGATAGAAAAAGCGACAAAACTCTATGCCGATCATCGCGAACTCCTCGCCCTCCGGGTCGAGGATCTTCACACCGGCATTGAAGAACTCAAACGCACCGCCCTTCCGGGCATCAAACAAGCCGCTGCAGATGCCGCCAACGCCAAAGCAGCTCTCGAATCGTTAATAGATGACAGCCGGGCTCTATTTGTGAAACCCCGTTCCCTCATCATCAGCAACATACGAGTCGGCTTGCAGAAAGGAAAAGGCGGCATCGATTACGATGATGAAGCAACTGTCATTCGGCTGATCCGGAAACACCTCCCTCCGGAACAGCACGAACTCCTGATCAGAACCATTGAAAAAATCATCAAAAAAGCAGTTGCAGAACTCGATGTCTCAACCCTCAAAAAAATTGGCATCACCGTGCAGGGGACTGGCGACATGGTATTGATCAAACCCGTAGATTCCGACGTAGATAAAATCGTCAATGCCATGCTTAAAGAGACCGGGGACACAGACGCTTTAGAAGAGGCGGCCTGACATGTGCGCACCAAAATACATCACAAACACCTGCCTGAATTGCCGGAATCGGTCGTTGCAATTTGCCGGCAATCAGAAATGCCGGACGTGCATCGACACTTCAACGGGCGACAACCCATTTCCCGGCTGGCAGAACGAGGAAAAATCATGAAACCGATGATCCCCTGCAGCGAGTGCCCATACGAAACACCCGTATATATCGACCTCGTCAAGCACTACCGCGCCGTCCACGGCATGTCACTCAACGACGCCATCGCCGCTGCCAACCGGCGCCGCGCCGTAAAAACATTGCCGGATGCAGTTGCGGACCACGATCTATTGTACGGCATCGAAACCAGGTAACCATGCGAAATGGGGCATCCGCCCCATTGTCCGGAGGTGGCGCTCCGGGCCTGATGAGCAGCCAAGGAGAAACCAATGGGACCGACCGGCAGCATACATTTTGCCATCTACGAAGAAAGCGAGCGCCTGCAACGGCTCCTCGCCTACATGCTTCACGGCGAGCCCCGCACCGGCCTGGAGATCATCAACGGCGCCGCCATCACCGCCGTTTCCGCCGCCGCCTGCGAGCTCCGTCTGAACGGTTTCGATATGATCTGTATTAGGCAAAACGATCCGAGCATTTACCAGCTCTTCAACATCGACAAGGCGCGTGACCTCTCCACCCGGTTGCTGTCGAGAAAGGCGGTCTGACATGGGCAAAATAAAACAATTCCCCCGTTGTAACGTGTTATCGGTCAGGGTCGACGACCTGCTCCACATCGAGGTCATGAAACAGCTGGGCGACCGCTCTCCCTCAGACTATCTGCGCGTCGCCATCGAGGAAAAAATTGCCCGCGATAGCCAGCGTGCCATGGATCATTACCTTCGCGGGCTTGATACGGCGACCGTGCAAATATGACCGGCAACGAGTTTAAAAAAATACGGATATCGTCACTCGGGGTAAGCCGGGCACAGCTAGCCATCCTCATGGAAACGCCGCTGTCGACCATCCGCGACATTGAAACGGTCTATGCACGTCAGGAGATCCGCGGCTGTTACAAGCGCCTCCTGGAGTTGCTCGTCGAGCGCGATCGCTGGGTCATGGCGACGATCAAGGCCAACCTGGAAGCAACCCTCGACCGGCGCTACCCGAACGGGATTCCTAGCGAGATTGTCCCTGATGATGAGGAGTAACGGTGTGAGGTCAGGGGCCGGATTCATCGGTCCCTCTGCACCGGTTGGTTAAATTTTTTTCGGGCGCGCCCGAAGGGCTGGGCGAAGCCCACAGAAAGGAGCAGTAGCATGTACGGTAAAGAGTTATTCCCGCAGATCAAGGCAGACAGCAGGGCAGACCGGTACAGTCAGAACCTTATGAAGTGGGTACGGAAACACCGGAATAAGCCTTTGTTTGTGGCAATTGCCACCGAAGGCAAGCACCAATATGACCCCGACAAAACTCAATCTGGCCTCCTGTACGTCGGTTTCGGCCATGAGGGGCACGGACTAGATGACGGCTATTTGATGGGTGCCAGACTGAGTGACATTCTCTGCAATGGATTGAGGGCCGGGGAGTTCGCATTTGTCCCTGGAATGAAATTCGTTGAAGTGCATGGCTGGTGGCAACGGTACATCGCAGGCGGCAAGTGCAGCATTGATCCGGAACACTGGCTATATGCTGACCGGGAACGGTGGGATGAAGCGGCAGACGGGAAAACCCGGCGCTGTCTCTGGTGCGGAAACCATGAACAGTATCTCCACTCCGAAATGGTGGAAAAAACAAGTTGGCAACGGGTGCCGCAGGCATAGTGTCCGGAAGAAATTTAACGACAAAACGTAGCAGCGGGCGATGAAGCCCGCTGCTACGTTTTGTTATCCCGGTTTTGGAGGTGGCAAGTGAAATATTCGCAAAAGGAACTACTTTTCATCGTGGAGCGGCTTGATAAACAGGCTTACGAGCTTTCGGAGTGGGAACAGTCTTTCTTTTTGTCGGTCCGCCCACGGATTGAAAAGGGATTGCCTCTGTCTCCGAAGCAGGCGGAAGTGTTGAGCAAGATTTGGGACAAAATAGATTTGAAATAAGGAGTCCGTTATGGAGATTGCAGCCTTAGAGCAGGAATTAGCGAAGTGGCACGAAAAGAAGTATGGCCGCAGTGAAATCGACGTTCCTGCGACAATGCGGAAACTGGGGGAAGAGTTCGGCGAATTTGTCGAGGCGGTCATGGGCGGCGATCCTACGAAGATTTCCGAAGAAGCCACGGACGTGATGTTTGTCATGATGCACATCGTCCGACAGTTCGGAGGGCCGGGGGCACTCGGTGAAGCATCAGAGGCTAAGCTCAGGGAAGTTTTCTATCGGCTCTATCACGGAAAAGCGAGCTATTCACGGTTGGGATAACGATTGAATTGAGCGCCTTGTGCGCTCCGATGGCTGGTTATCGTGACCCGCCATCGCAGAAACGGAGAGAAATCATGCCAATAGAATACGAAATTGAACGCGCCATCAACTCAGCTCGTGACCGCCTGCATTGTTTCCCGGAATGTGCAACCTGCAAACACGTCACGGAATCGCACGGGATGAACTGCATGGAATGTTGTCCTGTCCGGCGCGAAATGGAAAGAGCAACACAAACACGATAACGTATTTAGCTGAACAGCGGCGGCCTGTTGCCGTCTGTTTCGAGCGTCATGGTTATGGCGCATATATCAACAAAAGGAGAATCACATCATGCATTACAGAAATGGAAGAGAAGCGAAGAATGGAGATAGGGTTGTCAGTCTTGGTAATTGCGGCGGCGGGAGAGTCGAAGCCGTAGGCGTTCTTATCAATGCGGTGGCTGGAAATGATTACTGTAACGGCGAAATCGTTACGAAACACCCGTGCGGCAATGGCACTGCTGTAGTGTCCGGTGCGTGTCTTTGCGATTGCCTGCACGCAGATGACGTTGAAACAATGCTGGCAGAAAAGGGGCTGGATAAGCGTCCCGAGGGGAAGTAAAAAACGTGGCGCACGGCAGCATTATTGCCGTGCGCCATAACGGTGGGCGCTTGACCGGGGGCGTTTTTCCTCCGGTCGGAGCGCTTGTTATACGACGTAAGGGGGCGATGATGGCATGTCCGAAATGTAACTGCAAAGTCACATACTGCTACAACGATGATGACATGAGCCTTGACGAGTACGACATGGAACGGTGCTCGGCTTGCGGAACCGTCTTCTACCTCATGGACGCGGCAGAGGACGAACCAGACGATTATACCGATCTGGATTACGAGAACGATTGCAGAATCAACAGGGGCGCAGCGAGGTAATACCCCCGCTGCATCTGCTGGTTATGCGTTCGGGCCACGGAGGAAGCAGATGGATAAATCAGCCGAAGGATGGGGGAAAAGCCCCGCTAGTCGAAAATGGCATTATTTCCGCAAACATGACAGCCTTTGTCGCCGGATCGGATTTTACTTCGGGCCAGTAGAACAGGGGAACAACGGTAGCCCTGATAACTGTACCGAATGCAGAAAACGACTCGAAAAAGAGAACACATAACCATCAATACCCCGCCAAAATGGCGGGATAGCAACCCACGAAAGGAGGGCAACATCATGAAAATCGCCGACATAGAAAAAACACTCCGCGAAAAAATACGCCTCAAACAGTATAGCTACGCCACCGAGAAAACCTACGTCGGCTGGATGCGCCGTTTTGTCGCATTCCATGCCGCTCGTGTCAGTTTCGGCACTGCCGGTGACGCCACTGCCGAAGTGACCGCCTTCCTTTCGTGGCTTGCCACCCAGCGGCGGATCTCCGCCTCCACCCAAAACCAGGCCATGAACGCCCTGTTGTTTCTTTACAAAGAGGTTATCAAGCAACCTCTGGGTGAGATCGACGCCTTTCGCGCCAAACGGAGCCGTCATATCCCCGAAGTCTTCACCCGGCAAGAAGTCGTTGCTGTACTCTCCGAGCTGAACGGCGAATGCTGGCTCATGGCGTCGCTACTTTACGGTTCCGGCCTGCGCCTCACCGAATGCCTCAACCTGCGCGTTAAAGACATCGGTTTTGACACCCGCCAGGTCGTTGTCCGCGACGGCAAAGGCGGAAAAGACCGTATCACCTGCCTGCCCGACTCCATCATCATCGCTCTCCAAGAACACCTCAAAAAAGTGCGCAGAGTTTTCGAGCGCAACGCTGCCGCTGGCATCGGCGCCAGCATGCCCATTGCTCTCGCCCGCAAATACCCGTCCGCCCCCCTGCAGTGGGGCTGGCAATACGTTTCCCCCGCCTCAGCCCCCGGCATTGACCCGCGTGACGGCATCCGCAAACAGCATCACCTGCACCCGTCCGTACTGCAAAAAGCGGTCAAAGGAGCCATCCGCCGCGCCGGGGTCTGTCGCATGGCCAGCTGTCACACTTTCCGCCACAGTTTTGCCACCCATCTCCTGGAGGCCGGCTACGACATCCGCACCGTTCAGGATCTGCTCGGCCATGCCAGCGTCAAAACCACCATGATCTACACCCACGTCACCAAAAAGGCCAGCGGCGTCAACAGCCCCCTGGACATGGTCGCCTGATGCCAACACCCGACCAGATCAAGCTGATTCACACCCTCAAGGGAGCTCTGGCGCTTGATGCTGACACCTATCGCGCGGCCCTGGCCGGCTATGGCGCCGAGTCATCGAAAGACCTCACCGAGCGCAAGGCCAAGCAATTCATCGACGATCTGGAGAGCAAGGCAATCGCCGCTGGCGTCTGGAAACGCAAGCGCAGTGATTTCAACGGGGCAGACGCCCTGACATTGAAAATCCGCGCTCTATGGGCCGAATTGTACAAAGCCGGCAAGGTCGAGGTTAATACCGACAAGGCACTCAACTCCTATGTCAAGCGGATGACCGACATTAACCATATCCGCTGGTGCAGCACCGCTCAGAAGATCACCCTGATCGAGGCGCTCAAGAAATGGTTGGCCCGCGATGGCAAGTAAGCGCCGTCAGCGTCGCAAAGAGTGCGGCAGCAAAGTGCGGCATGCGGACCAGACCGCGGCGATCCACGCCGCCTGCGCCATGCGGCGCAATCTCGGCTCTCGCTGCCTCAACACCTATCGCTGCAAATGGTGCGGCGGTTGGCACGTCGGGCATATCCCCGGCAATCTCAGGAGGATTGTGAAGCATGAAACGCCCTGACCCCTTCCTCCTCGCCCGCAATCAGGGCCACGTCGCTGCCGGTCAGCCCTACGTCCCCCGCGGCGTTCAGGGCATTCAGCTCCTTGCTCAGTGGCGCCAGGCCCAGAGCGGCGAACATGCCTGGATCGCCCGCATCGTCGGCACCGGCATGATGAAGCTCCGGGCGCTGCATCTCAGCGGCCAGCCCGCTGCCGAGCAGCTCCCCATCACCGCCGAGCTCTGGTGCGATGTCCTGCGAGACCTCAACCTGGTCGAGGATTTCGATGTACCGCGACTTGAAACCGCCTTTAACCGGCTGTTACGCACCGTTACAGAATGGCCACAGCCGGCAGACCTCATCGAATCCATGCCTCGCCGCGATCCCGTCCGCCGCGATCCCCGCGAGGTCAACATCGAGCCCGAGCGAACCGACCGCGAAACCGCTTCAATGCGTGAAGCGATTGACGAAATGCAGCAGATGCTCAGAGGAGAGCGCCCATGAACAAATCCTGGCACGATTACATCAAAGTCGACGACCTGCCCGAAGACTATCAGCTCGCCGCCGAGGCAATCGGCCTGGAAAACGTCATCAAGCTGGCCGAAAAGCTGCCAAAAGTCTACCTCTACCTGAAAGACCCCGAGCGGCTTTTCATCGCCGCCAAGCGGCAGTTTATCCTCGACACCCATAAAACCGCCGGGCCGGACAACCCCTGGCGGCCTCGCCTCGTAGCCCTGGCAGCAGGCTGCAGCATAGATTTTGTCTATAAAACCATCAACGACGCCCACGAAACCGCAAAACAAGGCGATCTCTTCGAAACTGGTTGACAGGCTAGGGCATCTGGAAGTATAGAGACGAGATTGAATCCCGTTTTTCCCAAGCACTTGGAAAGACGGGATTTTTTTTATTTGGTTTAGATGCAACCACCGCAACCCTCCTGTAGTATCCCCCTCAACGAATACCCCAGGGCCGAAGACGGCAGCCTCCGCGATCCTGCCCGAGGCCAGACGAGAGGGAGGGGCAAATCAGCCCCTCCCAACCACAGACCGGCGGCACCAGTGCCGAAGTAAGCCGGGGGAAAATCACCTCCCCCGGCCCGGTCCATTTCGGGAGGGATCAATGGGACTGCTAGACTCCATCACCGCCGTCATCCTTGCCAACGAGCTGGCCAACAACCGCCGCGCCATTTATCGCTTTTCCGACCCCGATGGCATTCTCTCCGGCAAAAGCGGGTGGTCATTCGGTATTTGCCAATTCGACATCAACAACAATCCGCTCGCAATAGACTGCCTACGACAGTGCCTCTTCACCACCGATGAAATCGCCGGGCTCAAGGCTCAGTCCATACCTGACATGCACGTCATGAACGGCAAGCTCGTTGCCAGTGGCCCCATTGTTGACCACTTTGACGCGCGGCAGCTTGAAGAATGCCTCTGCAGGCCCTCTGCCCTTTGCCGTGAGGCACGAGTACAACTCACCGACGAAGGTCTTATCGCCCTGGCCGACTACCACAACCAGTTCTACATGAGCCGCGGCGGCAAAATGCATCGGCACGTCCAAACCATTGGCCGGCCCGTTACTGCCGAAGATATCAGAGATTTCAAACTCACCCTCCCTTGGGGTAAAAAACGCCCCGATGACGTCCAGCGGCGTCACGCCAACATCATCAAGGTCATGCAGTAAGAAAGGATCTCTCATGTTCAAAAAACTCGCAGCGTTCTTCAAAGGCTTCTTCGGCAACGTCAAAGCCGATCCCGTCTCCACCACCAAGGGCGTCGTACAGCTCGCCGCCGCCGGCGCCACCGCCTATGGCATGGCCACCGGCACCGTCCCGGTCACGGAGCTGACCACCGGGTTTGTCGCCGCCACTGCCGCCTCCGGCATCCACGCCCTCGGCACCAACACCGCCACCGGAGTCACGCAGCCCGAGGCCGTCAAGGCTGCGGAAGCCATCACCACCGCCGCCGCCATGGTCCCCACCGTCACCGGCATTGTCGATCAAGTCACTGCCATGAAAGCCGCGGCAGATGACGGACAGGCCAAGGTCGAAGCGTTTCAGGCCGTATCCCAGGCTCTGCAACAGGTCATTCCGGCGGAGCAGAAATAGTGCCCGACGACATGGACATGGCCCAGGGCATCAACGAGCAGTTTCTTGCCGATGCCCTGGCCGAACACTTGCGCAACCGCGAATCCGGTGAAAGCCTCACTCATTGCCTGGAGTGCGGCGACCCGATCCCCGAAAAGCGCCGTAGCGCCGTCCCCGGCTGCTGCCGCTGCTTTTACTGCCAGAAAAATTTTGAAAATTACAGGTTCCGCCGATGACACCACTCAAAACGACACTCTGCCTCCTGGCAGCTCTGATTTTCGTCGCCGCCCCCGCGCGGGCGCTCGATCCGGGGCAGTACGACATCACCGTCTATGCCAACGAGGATTACCGGCTCAACCTCACCCACACGGCCGGCGGAGTGCCGACCAACCTCACCGGCTACACCTTCCGGCTGCAGGCCAAATCCACCGCCGCGGCCACACCCTTTGTCACCTTCTCCAGCGCCGTTACCAGCGCCAGCGCCGGCCAGACTCGACACTGGCTCACCCGAGCCGCCACCGCCGCCCACGTTAACAAGGCCGGCGTCTACGACCTCATGCAGATCGCTCCCGACGGCACCGTATCCTACGTCATGCGCGGCAAGGTCCGCATCGTGGAGACCGTCACCCGATGACTCGCGTCGTTGCCATCATACTGCTGGTACTGGCCGCGGCACACGCCCATGCCGAAACCGTCGGCATCACCGTCACCGGTCCCTCGCAACAGCTCACGGTCACCACCCAGTCCACCACTATCACGCCCGAGATGGTCACCATCGACGCCCTGGTCAATATCATCGGCACCGAGGTCATCACCGTCGCCGTCCCCGGCCCCCAGGGCATCCCCGGCACCGGCACCGGCGGGGGAGTAACCGTCCACAACAACCTCACCGGCCGCGACGCCGCCGACGCCCATCCCAGCAGCGCCATCACCGGTCTCGATGCCGCCCTGGCCGGCAAAACCGACACTACCGACCCGCGCCTCACGGACGCCCGCACCCCGTTGCCCCACTCCCAGGGAGCGGATACCATTACCGGCCTGGCCGACGTGGCCATTTCCGGCAGCTACGCCGATCTCAGCAACCAGCCGACCATACCTAGCCAGTCTAGCCAGATCGCCTATGCCGGCGGTACTGTAGAGGATGCTCTCGATCAGCTGCTCTACGCCGCCCCGTCCGCCCCATCAGTATCCGGTGGCGGTACCTATGAGATTGGCTCCACCGTCAGCAGCGTGGTGCTCAACTGGTCTATCACCCTCGGCACCAAGCCACTCACTACGCAAAGCATTGACAACGGCATCGGCACCATCGACACCGCCCTGCGCACCTACACCCACGGCGGGCAGTCCATCACTGCCGACCGAACCTACACCGTCTCCATCTCCGATGGCACCACCGCCCGGAGCGGAGCCACCTCGCTACTGTTTCGCTACCGCCGGTTCTGGGGGGTCTCGTCCAGCACTACCCTCACCGACACCGACATCAAGGCGCTCTCCTCAGAGCTCTCCACCAGCCGGGCGCAGTCCCGCAGTATGACCGCCGCCGGGCAATACCTCTATTTCTGTTGGCCCGACACCTGGGGTGTCCCCACCTGGACCGTCAACGGCCTGCCCAACACCGATTTTCAGCTCGTCCGTCAGGACACCTTCGTCAACGCCGCCGGCTACTCCTACACGATCCGGCTCTACCGGTCCGGCAACCTCCTGACCGGTATCTACAGCGTGGTGGTCAGCTGATGCGCCGTTCAGAGATCGCAACCCTTGCTGTCATCTGCATCCTGTCCGCGTTCTGGATGGCGCAGGCCGGCGTGATTCCCGGCACCGTCGTTTCCTCCAAGATAACCACTGGCAACACCGTCAACACGTTCCCCGTGGCCGACACCTCAGAGCTCCAGGGCGGATTCATGCAGTGCTCATCGGCAGGCGAGCGGGACAACATCCCGGCTGCCCGAAGGAAGCAGGGTATGGAGGTCTCCATCAACGGCACTGTCTGGCAGCTCTACAGCGGCATCGGTAACGCCAACTGGCGCCTGCGCCCCGGCGGCACCGTCGACATCTCCGGTAAGTTGGACACCGCCCGCTATGTCGATTACTCCTCGCTTGGCCGATTCGCCCCAAGCCGCTTCACCAGCTTCTCCACGCATTGGGGCAGGGCGGATTCGGCAAAGGTCGACGTTGACCGCTTCCTCGACTACTCCGGCAGGGTGCGCGTCTCCACCACCGACCCCCGCCTGGCCGATGCCCGCACCCCGTTGGTCCATGGCTCCACTCACGCCGCCGCCGGCACCGACCCCCTGACCCTCGCCCAAAGCCAGGTCTCGGGCCTTGATACCGCCCTGGCCGGCAAGCTCGATCACCCGCTGTTTGTAGGCTACACCTCCCTGCACAAGACCCTGAGCACCGGCACCGCCGGCCCCCGCGGCTACGATGGCCGCGACGGCCGCACCCTCCGCTGTGAGATCTACGGCGGCACCCGCGGCATCACCTATGATGCCGATGGCCGTAACCCTCAGCCCGCCACCCTGCAGCCGTTTTACGTGTCTATGTATGAGGGGGCGCTGTTGCTCACCTCCACCGCCTACGACTGGTACATCCCGCTCACCGAGTCGCAGCTGCTGCCACCACCCATCGAGGTCGACGGCATGCAGTACCACCGCCAGTGGTTCCAGCCGCAGGTCCAAGCCACCTACAGCGCAGCCCGTGCCAACAACTACGTCTCTGTCATGGCCACCTACAGCAGCTCGGAATACCCCTATCGTAAATGGTACTGCAACGCCTCGGCCACCATCGTCGTCAACCGGACCGGCCCCCAGGGTATCCAGGGTCCGCCCGGCGAGACCACCAACATCACTGAGCCGGTCATCATCTCGGCGTTTGCCGGCGCCGCCTCGGGCTCCTATCTCAGCCTGCAGAACCTCTCCACCAGCAGCCGGGCGAAACTCGCAGTAAAGGATTCGGCCGGCAACGTCAAGGGGCAATGGAACGTTGGCGACCGGGGTAGCTCCATCACCCTGCGCAACATGTCCAGCAACGCCACCCTGGCCCGATGGCAGACCGACGGCAATGCCGCCGAGCTGGCCCTGCTCAACCGGGCCGGCTACTCCCAGGTCAAACTCCTCANNTCAACGACGGCCAGCTCCAGGTCCTGGACAACCAGGGGCGGCTTTTTGTGGTCCTCAACGCCATGGCCCGCGAGATCGTCCAGTATCGCGGCGACGGCAGCACCGTGGCATTCCGCACCTACTCTGGCGGGCGCTGGTCCGGCGCCGAAGGGTTCCCAGCCTCCACCGGCTACGTGCTGTCGTCCACCACCACCGGTGTCAAATCCTGGGTAGCCGGCGGCTCCGGAGGGTCGGAAACCCAGACGACCATCCTCGACAAGATCAATGACCCGGTCACCGGCATGACTCTGGAGCGGGTTGCCGGCAGCGGAGAGAGCAATGCCGCCGCGCTCTTCCGCATCAAAGATGCCGCCACAAAGACCCGGATCATCATCACCGCCGGCAACGGCATCCAGATGTATCGCGGCAACGGCACCACCCCAGCCTGGACGGTCTACAGCACCGGCCGGATGGTCATAGGTGGGTCATGAGAATCGGCGAGCTGATACGCGCATTGGGCGCGGCAATCAGGCATGGGGCAGGGTGGCTGCGGGAGGCTGGCATGCGTCTGTTGGCAATCCCGTGGCGCCCTCTCGTCCGGTGCTATTGGCGCATGTGGCGCTGGCTCTGGGCTGCCATGCTGCTGCTTGCCTGGTTCGCCTGCATCAGCCTCAACCTGCCCGACCCCCGAACCGCGCCCCGCTGGACCGGGCCGGTCTGGAACTATGCCAATGCCACGGTAGACACGGTCTACAACTACGACGTTACCTCCATCAGGACGGTTATCTGGAACGCGCTCAACCCGACCCCCTGCACCACCTGGACCGGGCCGCGCTACCGCACCGAAGGGGTGCCCAACCTGCCGCCGGCACCCTGGACCAGCCCCAACCCGGTGCCGGAGTGTTTCGATTGCCACGGCGCCGCGCAGTGGGGATATGTCAACTATACGGGGATGGCCTATGGTGGCGGTGCGCCGGTCCTGCATAGCAGGTAGCGTCATGGTGCTCGCCCTGGCCACAGCCGCCACCGCTGCCACCCTGACCGTCACCAAAACCGGCAGCGGCTCCGGGATCGTCAGCGGGGGGCCGATCATGTGCGGGGGAGCCTGCACCGCAGAACTGGCCAGTGGAGAGAGTGTGACCCTCGACTACACCATGGACAGCAGTTATGCCGAACTCCTCGGGTGGGGCGGCGCCTGCGCCCCGGCGGAAAACCGGACCACGTGCACTGTCACGGCCGGCGGGCTGATGCAGGCGATCTACGGCGACAACATCCCGGTACTGGTCACCACCGGCTATTACCGCGATGGCGTCTGCCGGGCTTATGGTGGGCTCTCGACCCACATCTATTTTGACAGCCTGCAGTTGGCCTACGACGTGGTAAAGGCAGGCGCTGCCAGCCCGCCCATCGAGTGCGTCACCGGGCAATACCTGACCATCGGCGCCATCGATAGCGCCACGGAGATCTCGGGCGGCTGGGGATCATTCGCCCCCAACGCCGAACCGGCCGAAGGGGCAACCAGCACCATCGCCGGCGAGCTGATCGTCAGCACCGGCAGCCTGGTCATCAGCGGCAAGGGGGGCATCACCCTCGCCTGTGGCTACCAGACCGTAACCGGGCCATACACCGTAACCGATACACCGCTCATCATTGGAGATAATCCATGCGTATTCGGCCTCATCATACAGTAGCAGCCCTCCTCATGGCCCTGCTCTGCGCCACGCAAGCCCTGGCGTTCGTCGGCCTGCGCCCTAACGGAGCCGCCGACATCGGCACTCTCTACGACACCGACCGGCTCCCCGTTGACCGCGTAGGCGTCGACACCGCCCGCAGCACCACCCCACAGGCAATCTCCGATTTTGTCTACGGCCGCATCAACGGCATGATCGCTCCGGCCACCCACGACCACGCCGTCGCCACCGAAAGCGCAGCCGGCTTCATGTCGGAAGCTGACCGGCTTTTGCTTTCCGGTCTCGACATCTCATCCCGCTCCGAGGGTGCCATTGCCAACGGCACCTGGTACAGCCTGGCCTCCCAGGGCTACACCGTCGCCTCGGCACAGGCAAAATGGCCCTACCTGACCACCGACGGCACCCTGACCGGCACCCACCTGATCCAAACCACGGCAGACCTGGACAGCTACGGCGTCGACTGGTGCGCCCTCAAACACGCCATGTTCAAGGCCATTGCCCTCAAGCGCCGGATGGTGGTCTCGTCGGCCGGCGGGGCACATATCATCGAGCGCAAACTCCAGCAGCCGGATGGTACTACACTGGACATCGTCGGCGAATCGGCCCACCGCTGGAGCGATATCGGCTCGGTCATCCGCCCCAAAGAAGGGACTTTCCCTACTGCCGACGGGATGCTCGTCACCGGTGTCGACGCCACGGCCCGCATCTCGCGCGTCCGTTTCGCCGCCACCACCGGCAACACCTACACCGGGATCGTCGTCACCACTCCCGGCTATCACCGCGTCAGTATCACTGATTGCGTGTTCGACTATTTGGCAAAGGCCACGCGGGTCATCCCCATGTCGTACCAGCTCACGTTTGCCCGTAACACCACCTGGGAGTGCACCATCGGCCTCTATCCCGATGCCGGCGCCGCCGGTGCGGTCCACGAGCGCCCCTGGATCGACGGCAACGAGTTTGACCGCGGCTACCACAGCCTCGGAGATTACGCCATTCGCACCGCCGACAACGTGGCAGTAGGGGCGCCAGTCATCACGCACAACCAGTCTGCCTACCACCTGGGGCTCTATTACCACCACGACGTCACCAGCGGGCAGGACGGCACCGTCGGCGAGATATCACACAACCGCATCATCTCGTACGCGTATCAGCCATCCATCTACACCGTTGGTCCGTATGCTTGGGAATTCCGTGTCCAGGACAACCAGTGCTGGGAGGGGCAGGGCGATCAGCCGCGCATTGTCGTCGGTGGCGTCGGGCACCTCGACGTCTCCGGCAACACCGCCACTCACAGCTCCGGATATCTACTCCAACTCAAATCGGTCCCCTACAGCCTGGTGCTCTCCGGCAACACCAACGGTAACGGTGCAAGTACCGCCCACGGCCAGCTGTACATGCCGCAGTCCGAAATGATTTCAAGCGGTGCCGGGTTCCCCGCTCCTGGCGCCATGAAACTCCACCTCGGGCCGGGCCACGCCACCGCAGCTGGCCAAATCATCCCGATTGAGGCCAATGTTGCCTACATCGACCTTGTCTCCTACACCCCTCGCACCGTGGTAGATGTTGTGAGCCCCGCCCAGCCCGGCCTCGATGCCGACACCATCATCCAAAGAACCGCCGGCAATTTGGTGCTCTGGTATTCCAACTCCACCATGACCGGCAAACGCTACCGGATCATCAACAAGGGTACCGCCACTATCAACGTCACCTGCCCCGGCGGCGGACTACAGGATGCCGCCGGCAACACTGTCACTAGTCTGCCCGTAGCCGTCCACGGCAGTATCAGCGTCATTCATATGTTTGGCGGATGGAGGCAAGAATGAGATACACCCTGCTATTTCTCGGCAACCCCGCCCCTGTCACCGTCCAGGACGTCGACGGCCCTCGCACGGTCATGCAGCGCCCACAGGCAGTCCGTCCGGCATCATTTCGGACCCTGCTCTATGCCGAAGACAATGTGGAGCTGTGGGACGACCTCAACGGCACCACCGACGACTCCGCCATATTCTACAGCTGCCCCGGCCTGCGGCAGACCATCATCGACCAAATCAAGCAGATCCGTGCCCAGGCCCTGGAACAGATCACCAAGAATTCCGGCGTCTCGGCCGTCTATGCCGAAAACTACGCCGCCGCCCTGGCGCACCGGGCCGGGATCGGCACGAGCACAATCATGAAAGACGGCCAGACCGCCACCGACTACCTGGCCGGTTTTGCCACCCAGCTCGGCATGGATGCCGACCGGTTCGCCGACTACATTGTCGCCGAAAATCAGCGCGTCAATCCCACAGCCTACGCCATCGAGCGCGAATACTTGAGCCTCGCCTATGCCATCATCCCCGCCTGCGCCAGCATCGACCAACTACTGGCCCTGCCGGGCGAATACCGGAGGTACTGCCAACTATGAAACGCCTGCTCCTTATTGTCGCCATGTCCCTCGCTGTCTGCGCCTGCGCCGGGCCATCCATCCCCTGCCGCGTGGCCCACGACCAGGCCATGGAATATTTGCGAGCCGGCCAACCCGCCGAGGGTCTGGGCATATACCGGCTCTGGCTGGAGGAATGCCCATGATTTTGCTCCCCCTGGACATCGCCGTCATCGACGGGCTCTGGTACATGCCGCACCATCCGCCCATCATGTGGCGCGGGCTCGACCGCGGCGTCCACTGCCTCACCATCGCCACTCCCCAGGGTGACGGCTGGTCACCCGAATTTGCCGGCATCGAGATCCGCAACCTCGACGAGTACCGCGGGCGCACCATCTCCATTCATCGCTACAAAGGCGAATTCGATCGGCGCCGGCTTCTCGACTGGTGTTTCCGCACCGTCCAGGCCAGCCAGGGCTATGACTACCGCCAGTGGCTGATGGGATTCATCCTCGGCATCATCCGGCCGCAATGGTCCGACAATTCCCGGCACTGGACCTGCGCCGAGCTGCCCTACTGGGCATTCCAGGACAACGGCTATCCAATCACCGGCCAGGATGAGGTGCTCCCCATGCCCCGCCTGTTCCGCTATTCAACCGAGTTTAAAACCGTATTCAAGGGGGTATGGAATGGCCGTTGATTACAATGCCGGGCAGTTCTGGTTCACCGCTATCCAGCTAGGCATCACAGCAAGCGGATGGGTCTATGCCATCTGGACCTCTCGCACCAAGGTCACCAATGCCCGGTTCGTGGCCCTGGAAGAAAAAATCGGCGAAGTAGAAAAGGATCTGGGTGAAAAAATCTCGGCAGCCGACACCAAAGCGTCAAACCCGGTCTGCGCCAACCATATCCGCATGGAGAAAAACGACGTCGAGCTGTTCCAGAATCTCCGCAACATGCATGGCGACATCCGCGGACTAAGCGAAGGGGTCAAAGCACTTACCAATTCCATGGCTTTGGTCACCGAGCATCTGATCAATGGAGGGAGGTAGGCAATGAGCAAAGCATTTACTCAACTGATGGCCGAACATCGCCGCATCTGCATCCTGCGCGTATTGGCCGCTCCTGACAGCGGCGGCACGGCCAACGACTCCATTCTCACCACCGTCGTCAACGACCGCGGCGTTGTCAGTACCAGAGATCAAATCAAAACCGCGCTGCACTGGCTGGCTGAGCAGGGGCTCATCACCCTGAACTGTTTCGATAACGGGCTCTGTGTCGTCACCATCACCCAGCGCGGTCTCGATGTCGCCGCCGGCCGGGCCACCGTCCCCGGTGTTCACCGCCCGGCCCCGGAGGCGTGAGCCATGGGCAAACGACAGGAACTTGAGATAGAGGCCATCCGCCTCTTTGCCGACGGTGAAGAGATCCCCGCCATCTCCGCCCGGATCGGCGTCTCCGAGAATTCGCTCCGCCAGTGGAAAAAGCGCGCCGGCACCGAATGGCAGGAAGCCCGCAAAGCTGCCCGACAGAGCAGCCTGGTCGATATCGAAGATATCGGCGCCCGTATCCGCCGCTCGCGCGAGATCGCCGCCCAGATCACCGGCAGCGCCAAAGACCAAGGCGCCGTCGGCATGGTCCTTAACCAGACCGTGCAGACCATGCTCTACGACCTCATGTCGCAAATCGACACCGCCAACATCGACCCTGAAGAGATGGGCCGCATGAGCAAGCTCATTGCCAACCTCACCCTCGCCCTCGGCCGCACAGAGCAGGCCGCCGCCATTAACTTGAAGCGGGAGAAAGAGATTCGGAAGCAGGCGCTGGATGAAGCGGCCAAAGCAGTAGACGAAATCGCCGCAGCCAGTAAGGGCAAGAAAGGCGGACTAACTGATGAAGCCGCCGACATGATTCGCCGCAAGATCCTCGGCATAGGGGCATAATGGACGCGAGAAACCGCACTATACCGGCATTTGCGCAATCACAGGGGGGGAGCGCACCCTTTGTGCTGCTTCCGTACCAACAGCGCTGGGTTGCCGATCTTTCCCCGGTCAAGGTCTGTGAAAAGTCCCGCCGTGTCGGTCTCTCCTGGGCAGAGGCTGCAGACGATACGCTCTATGCCGCCTCCCTTTCCGGCGGCGATGTCTGGTATATCGGCTATAACCTGGATATGGCCCGCGAGTTCGTCAACGACTGTGGCGACTGGGCCAGGGAATACGACAAGGCCGCCAGCGAAATCGAAGAGTGCGTCCTGATCGATGAAGACAAGGAGATCCTGGCACTTCGGATCAATTTCCCGTCTGGCAACCGCATCACGGCCCTGTCGTCGCGCCCCACCAACCTGCGCGGTAAACAAGGCCGGGTCGTTATAGACGAAGCCGCATTTCACGACGACCTGGACGGTCTCATCAAAGCCGCCATGGCACTCCTTATGTGGGGCGGCGAGGTCCGCATCATTTCCACCCACGACGGCGACGCTAATCCGTTCAATGAGCTGATCAATGATATCCGCGCCGGCAAGGTCCCATACTCCTTGCACCGGATCACTCTTGATGATGCGCTGGCAGAAGGGCTTTATCAACGCATCTGTCTCAAACTCGGCCGGGAGTGGACCCCGGAAGCCGAGGAAAAGTGGCGGGCGGACCTGGTCGCCTTTTACAAAGAGCACGCCGACGAAGAGCTGTTCTGCATCCCGTCCCAGGGAAAAGGGACCTACCTCCCCCGCGTCATTATCGAGAAATGCATGCGAGACAATATTCCCGTCTTGCACTGGAGCTGCACCAACGCATTCGCCACCTATCCCGACCATATCCGCAAGGCTGAAGCCCTTGACTGGTGTCGCGAAAATCTTGATCCCCTGCTGGCAAAACTAGATCCGAAGCGTGCGCATTACGCCGGCGAGGACTTTGCACGTACCGGCGACCTGACAATCTATTTCCCCCTCGCCGAACAGCAGAACCTCCATTACCGCTGCCCGTTTGTTGTCGAGCTGAAAAACGTCCCCTTCAAAGAACAGGAACTGATCTGGTTTTACATTCTTGATCGACTGCCCCGTTTCTCTCATGCCTGTATGGATTCCCGCGGCAATGGCCAATACCTGGGCGAGGTTTCCATGCAACGTTACGGAGAGGCACGCATCACCCAGGTCATGCTGACAGAGGCGTGGTACCGGGAAGAAATGCCGCGGTTTAAGAGTTTCTTTGAAGACGGGTACATCGAAGTCGCGCGAGACGCCGATCACATGACCGATTACCGGGCCTTAAAAATGGTGAAGGGTGTTGCCAAGCTGCCAGAATTACGCACCCAGGGGCATGACGGTAACGCCCGCCACGGTGACTGCGCCATCGCTGGCGCTATGGCAGTTTCAGCCACCCGTCATGCCGCTGTTGAAATCGCTTATCACGGCATCAAAAAATCAGACATCGCCGACCTCCCCCGCCCAGTTCGCTGCACCCACGGGATAGGTAGAAAACAAGGAGCCTGGTAATGGCACAATTACTCGACGCATACGGCCGACCGGTCGACATGGCGCGCCTGAAGGAAGAAATTGCCCGGCCCGCCCTTACCGGGGTGCGCTCTATCTGGAACTATTCCTACATGACCGGCGGGCTCACCCCTGACCGGCTGGCCAGCCTGTTGCAGCGGGCCGCTGAAGGCGATAGCGATGATTACTTGACCCTCGCCGAAGAGATGGAGGAAAAAGACCCCCACTACGCTTCAGTACTGGGCACCCGTAAGCGCGCCGTTGCCCGTCTCCCCATTGTCGTCGAAGCCGCCAGTGACGACCCCTTCGATGTCAAACTCGCCGACGAGATCCGCGAGCTGTTTTCCCGACGCGGCACCAAAGGAATGATCGAGGAATGCCTCGATGCGCTCGGGAAAGGGTACAGCGTCAATGAAATCATCTGGAACCGAGCCGGCACTCCGTGGCAGCCTCAGCGCTACGAGTGGCGTGACCAGCGCTTTTTTACCTTTGACCGCGAAACCATGCGTGAGCTCCGGCTGAAGGACGACCTCAACCCGACCGAAGGCATCCCGTTGCCGCCGTACAAATTCATCACACATTTGCCCCGCCTCAAGTGTGGCATCCCGATCCGGGGCGGTTTGGCCCGTCTGGCAGCCTGGACCTACATTTTCAAAAACTATTCCGTCAAGGACTGGGTCGCTTTCTGCGAAGTATTCGGCATGCCGTTGCGAGTCGGTAAGTACCGCCCCGGAGAAACGGAAGACAATATCTCCATCCTGAAGGCGGCCGTGGCCAACCTGGGCAGCGACGCCGCCGCCGTCATCCCTGACGGGATGATGATCGAATTCATCGAAACCGGTAAGGGCACCGGCGGGGAATCTCTCTTCGAGCGCATCGCCAACTGGTTCGACAAGCAGCTTTCCAAGGCGATTCTCGGGCAGACCATGACTGCCGACGATGGGTCGAGCAAAAGCCAGGCCCAGGTCCATGACGAGGTCCGTGAAGACATCCGCGACGCCGATGCCGAGCAGCTGGCCGAAACCCTGGAACGCGACCTGGTTCGCCCGTATGTCGATCTCAATTACGGCCCGCAGAAGAACTACCCGAATGTCGCCCTGCGCGAACCCGACCAGACCGATATCCCCGTCATGGCCGAAGCCCTGGCCAAGCTCGTGCCGCTGGGTGGGCTCCGGGTCGAGGCATCGCAGGTGCTCGACAAGCTCGGCTTTGCCGACCCGGCCAAAGGTGCAGTTTGCCTGGGAGACAAGCCCCAGGAAGCCCCCCCGGTAAAGCCTGTTATCGCGGCCAATGCCATCAGCCTCAACAGCCTGGGTACGGTCCTTTTCCCCGATCAGCAGCTCATCGACGAGCTCGGCGAACAGGCCACCCCTGAAGAGCAACGCAGCCAGATCGAGGCCGTGCTGGCGCCGGTCATCAAGGGGCTTCAGGAGACCGGCAACCCCGACGACGCCATGACTGCCCTGGTCCGGGCATTCCCGGAGATGGACGATGGAGCCCTGCAAAAGATGCTGGCCCAGCTCATTTTCATCAGCGGCCTGATCGGGAGGATCAGTGCAAGAGATTGACGCCGCCTACCTCTTCGGCCTGCCGCCGGAACAGGCCATTGCCTACCTTGCCGCCAAGGGGTATGCCATCACCTTTGACTGGCATGAGATGCTAGACGATGCCCACGCTAGGGCCTTCACCGTCGCCAAGGCCATGGGCCTCGATATCCTCCAGGATATCCGCCATGAGCTGGACCGAGCCCTGGCCGAAGGCCGCACCTTTCGGCAATTCCAGCAGTCGCTGACCCCACGCCTCCAGGCCCAGGGCTGGTGGGGCCGCAAGGAGATACTCAACCCCGAAACCGGCGAACTGCGCACCGTCCAGCTCGGCTCTCCGTTCCGGCTGCAGACCATCTACCAGGCCAACCTGCAGAGCGCCTACATGGCCGGCAGGTGGCAAAGCCAATGGGAAAACCGGGCGGCCCGCCCTTACCTCATGTACGTCGCCGTGCTCGACTCCCGCACCCGCCCCCTGCACCGGGCACTGCACGGCACTATCGCCCCCATCGATTCGCCGTTTTGGCGCTCGTTCTACCCGCCCAATGGCTGGCGCTGCCGCTGTCGCGTCAGATCACTCACCAGGGACGCGGCGATCTCCATGGTCCGGAATGGGCAGGGGGTATGGGTGAAAGATGACGGGCTGTCGTCCAAAGAGGTGGAACTCCCTGGCGGGCTCGGCCAGACAACGCGGGTCGCGGTCTATACCGGGGTCGATGGCCTGGGGCAAAAGTTCACCGTCTCTCCGGATCTCGGCTGGGACACTAACCCCGGTCTGGCCAGGTGGCGGCCCGACCTGGCAAAATACTCCCCGGAAATCCGGGCGCTCTGGGACGGTGACTGATGCTGAAACGAATCGAAATAGAAGGGCTCGACCTCTTAAAGCGCCGCCTGTCAGGCATGATAGCCCATGGCGAAAACATGCTCCCGCTCTTCCGCGATATTGCCGCCATCATGGCCGACGAGGTCGAGGGAAACTTTGACGCCCAGGGCCGCCCCCCTTGGAAGCCGTCAAAACGGGCGCAGAGAGAGGGGGGCAAGACCCTTCAGGACACCGGCCAGTTGGCGGCATCCATCCAGGAGTTCGTTACCGCTACCAGCGCCGGGGTCGGCACTAACAAGGAATATGCCGCTATCCACCATTTCGGCGGCGACATTACCCGTTACCCCTTCTCCAGTACCGTCCGCCTCCGGACCCTGGCCTCCGGGGCGCTCATGCGGCAGACCGGTTTCGATAACCTGGCTCGCTTCGCCGGTGCCAGGCACAAGCGGGCCGTGACGCGCAGGTTCACCAGTAGCGGGTTTACCATCACCATGCCCTCTCGGCCATACATGGTAATCACACCCGGAGGCATGGGAAAAATCGAGGCGGCGGCCCGTGAATTTTTGTTTGGCTTGTAGGACGCCCAAATCTTCGATCTGAGCGTGTCAGGGTATCAACCCCCGCACCGGACTGCGAAAGTGCAGCACAGGAAAATTTAAACGGTGTTTAAACGGGGTTCCGTTATCGACGCCCGGTCAGATTTTAGCCCGTCTAAAAGATCGCTGCCCGGAGAGGGTGTACGATGCTGCAGCATCGTACGGAGGTACCATGAAAATTTTGATTATTGAAAGTGATGAAATGGTAGTCGCGCTCAATAGTGCCATGGAAGAATTCGCCCTGGCGGTCAATTTTGAGCTGCAGGGGGCTGGACCGCCGGCAGAGATCGAACTGGTCCCGGCCGGGCCGGTCATCACCGGCAGGGATGGCAGGAGTTGGAAGCATCCCGGGTTCGCTGTCATCAATGCATTTTTCAAGCAGCGCGGGCTTAAGATCCCGATCGACATTGAGCATGCCACCGAATTGAAGGCCCCGAAGGGTGAAGAAGCCCCGGCCATGGCCTGGGTTGAAAACCTCACTGAAAAAGCGGACGGCTCTATATGGGGATCTCCGGTCACCTGGAACCCCCGTGGCTCGTCCATGATTACAAACCGGGAATACTCCTACTATTCCCCGGCCTACTATGTCGACAAGGCAACGGGCACCATTGTCGGCATCAAGAGCGTCGGGCTCACCAATAACCCGAACCTGCGAATCCCCGCTCTCAACCAGGAGCGTACAAAACACGGAGGTAACACAATGGAACTGGAACAGTTGCTGGCCGCCCTCGGCCTGCCGGCGGGGACTTCGTTCGCCGCTGCACTCAACCACATCGCCAAGGTAAAGACAGACCTGACCGTCGCCCTCAACAAGGCCGATAACCCGCCGCTCGACAGGTTTGTCCCCAAGGCCGACTACGACCTGGTTGTCAACCGCGCCAACGAGGCAGAAGGCAAGCTGAAAGAGCAGGCGACCACCGCGCTCAATACCGCAATCGATACCGAGGTCGAAGCGGCGCTCAAGGCGGGCAAGATCACTCCGGCCACCAAGGGATACCATATCGAGCAGTGCCGGCAGGAAGGCGGACTCGATCGGTTCCGAGAGTTCGTCAAGGCCGCTCCGGTTGTCGCCGACGATTCCGATCTGGACGGTAAACGCCGCGGTATTTCCCTGAATGCCGAGGAGCTTAAAGTCCTGGAACTCACCGGTATCAGCCAGGAAGATTACAAAAAAGCCAACAACATCAATTAATCGGCACTGCCGAAAAGGAGCTGAACCATGCCATTGACCGCTGATAGAGAAACGCCCCGTCGCTCCGGCGACGTTCTGACCCGCCCTGCGGCGGCGGCTAAGACATTCTATGCCGGCGCCCTGACCGCCATCGACACCGACGGCAACGCCACTCCTGGCGCCACTGCCACCAACATTGTCGGTGTGGGCCGTTGCCGCGAACAAGTCGACAACAGCGCCGGAGCCGCCGGTGCCGTGACTGTCGATATTGAAAAAGGGATTTTCCGCTATGCCAACTCGGCTACCGATCCCGTAGTCGCCGGCGACATTGGCAGTAACTGCTACATTGTCGACGATTTCACCGTCTCCCATACCGACACCAACCAGTCCGTCGCCGGCATCGTGTTTGACGTCGATACTCTGGGCGTCTGGGTAGATCAGCGCTAACCGGGGCATGCCCCTCAACAAGTAAAGGAGCATTCAATGGACATCAATAGCACTAACCTCCAGGCTCTGTACCGGGCATTCAACACTGCTTTCCAGGCAGGGTTTGCCGGTGTCAGCCCGCAGTGGCAGAGAATTGCTACCCTGGTCCCGTCCGGCGCATCGCAGGAAGATTACGGCTGGCTGGGCGATATCCCGGCCATGCGTGAATGGATCGGCGATCGCGTCATCAACGCCCTCAAGCAGCATGGCTATGCCATCAAGAACAGGACGTTCGAACTGACCCAGGGGGTCGACCGCGACAAGATCAAAGATGACCAGGTCGGAATCTATACCCCTCTGTTCCAGATGATGGGCGACTCCGCAGCCAAGCACCCCGATGAACTGATCTGGGCGCTCCTGGCAGCCGGGTTTGCGACTCGCTGCTACGACGGGCAGTATTTCTTTGATACCGATCACCCCGTCCTGGTCGATGGCGCCTCTACAAGCGTTTCCAACTACCAGGCCGGAACCGGCAACCCCTGGTACCTGCTCGACGTCAGCCGGCCGCTGAAACCGTTGATCTTCCAGCAGCGCGAAAAAATGAAATTCACCGCCCTCGATCAGGACCGCGACCAGAACGTCTTTATGCGCAAGGAATACCTCTATGGTATCGACTGCCGCGACAACGCCGGTTACGGTTTCTGGCAGATGGCCGCGGCCAGTAAGTCAGACCTTGACCCCGCCAATTTTGAAGCGCTGTACGACGGCATGATGGCGCTGAAAAAAGATAACGGCCAGCCGTTGGGAATAAAACCCACTCTCCTGGTTGTTGGTGCAACCAACGCAAGCGCCGGCCGCAAGGTCGTCGAGGCACAGCTCATCAATGGCGGCGACTCCAACACGAACTTCAAGCGCGTTGAACTGCTTGAGTGCCCCTGGTTGCCGTAACCACATGACCGATTGAAGGGGGAAGGGTCGGGTCATTCCCTTCCCCTTTTCGGCAGACAACTATGCGCATGGTGCGCATTGGAGGAATTATGAAACGATTCGCCATTCTTTCGCTTGTTGCTGCAATCTTCTGCCTGCTCGGCGTAGGGCTCGCCTTTGCCGTCCAGGGCAAGGTCGTTGTCGACCCCAACAACCGTCCGCTCGGCTACCACTCCCCAACCCCCGGCTCGGCTGTCTGCACCACCACGACCACCACCAAGGGCGCCATCGCCACCATCAGCAGCACTGCCGGTTACTCCACGCTCCGTTGGGCCGCATCCGACAGCGCCAATGCCGCCAAACGCGTCCGGGTATTCCTCAACAGCAACACCGCCTACATGCCCGGCACCGACGGCATCATCGGCCTTAACAGCGGTATCAGCAGCGTCGCGTTCAAACCCTATTCCGGGGCATCGGCCGCCTATACTGTCTGCTACGATCTCCAGGCAGGGGGTAAGACGCCATGATCCGGATCACCTCCAAGCAGGACGGCTTTCGCCGTTGCGGTACTGCTCACCCGAAAGAAGCCACCGAGTACGCCGACGATCGGTTTACTCCTGGAGAGCTGGAAATACTCAGTAACGAGCCGATGCTGGTAGTCGACTTGTCCCAATACGGCGGGCCGGGCACTGGCAAAGTGGCGAAACCGCTTAAGGCCGCGGAGTTGATCGATCTGATCGGAAAAGCGGAAACAGTCGAAGCCGTTGACGAACTGCTCGGCGATGACACCCGTACAACGGTCCTTGCTGCTGCTATTTTCAGGAAAGCCGAACTGCAGCCCACGGAGTAACCCATGCCGTATTGTGTCTTGGCAGACATCACTAACCGCATCTCCGAGGAAACCGTCATCCAGTTGAGCGATGACGGTAACCTCGGAGTAGTTGACCAGGCCGTTGTCGACGGTGCCATTGCCGATGCCGGCGAGTTAATCGACGGGTATCTCCGTGGCAGATACATTCTCCCTCTCGATCCGGTCCCTGGCCTGGTTCGCGCGCTTTCTCTCGATCTGGCCGTTTACGGGCTCTACAGCCGGCGGGCGTCATTTGAGGTTCCCGAGCCGGTCACAGATCGGTACAAAAATGCCGTAAAACTTTTGAGCGAGATACAGAAGGGTAACGTCACGCTCGGGAGTGCCGGTGTCGAGACCCCTGTCGCAACCGGTGGTGCGGCCTCGGTATCAGGCCCGGAACGGATCTTTAGCCGCGACAGTTTGAAAGGGTATTAAATGTTCGTCGAAGTCCAGACCATCATCGAAAACGCCCTTCGCGAGATTGCCGAGTTTAAGACTGTCGATGTCTGGCAGGGAGAGGTGGAGGATCTGCTCAAGCAGACGACCAAGTTGCCGTCGTGCCACTGCATATTCTCCACATCGGAATTTAGCGAGCCGCGGGTCATCGGCGCGCTGGTTGCCCCCGCCGGTATGGTCTGGTCCGTGGTGCTGATGAGCCAGAACCTGCGCGACCGGAAAAGCGGTTCGCTCGACAGTCTCGCTCTGATCGAGCTTGTATTGAACAAGCTCACGCGTCTCAACACCGGTTTCGGCTGGCTGCAGCCGCTCCGGGTCCAGCTGATAGCCGCTGTCGACGGCAAGGTCGCCTACGGCTTCCATTTCGGAGTCGAACAACCAGAGTAAAGGAGCATCGTTATGCCACAAGCACAAGGGGCACTGTCCCAGATCATCATGCTCATGGAGCCGACGTTCAATACGGCTCCCACCGGCGCCTTTGCCGGCAAATCCAAGAAAGTCTATTTCACCACCGAGGGGCTCGCCTACAGTCGCGGCATCGAGCAGTCCAAGGTCATCCGCGGGTCGTCCCGTCACCCCACCCGGGGCATCGCCGGCAACGTCGATGTGGCCGGCGGCATCAACACCGAACTGCAAGCCACTATGGCTCTCCTGTATGCCGCCATGGGGAGCGTCTCCATCACCGCCGGGACCCCCACGCTCGGGTCCGCCCTCACCACCCCGACCTTTGCCTACGACTGGATCAACCAGGTTGTCACGGTTACCGCCGGCGCTGCCCACTCCCTGGTCATCGGCGACACCGTCGAGATCGTCGCCAGCGCGCCCTCGGTCATGAACGGCACCTTCTATTACCCGGTCATCGATGTCACCTCGACCACCGCGTTCAAGATCCGCGTCCCTATGGGCGGCAGCGGCACCATCACCATGACTTCGGTCAAAAAATGCACCGCCGGCACCTTCACCTACACCTACAAGGCCGGCGGCAAACTCCCCTCTTACATCATCGAGAAGGGGTTCACCGACATCGGCCAGTATTTCAAGTATACCGGCTGCACCAACGCCAAGCTCGGCATGACCGTCAACCCGACCGGCATTGTCGACGTCTCGACCGACTGGATGGGCGCACAGGAGGTCGTTGGCTCGGCATCCTTCGACACCGGCACCCCCATCGACAACACCAAGATCTCGTTCGACGGCTCCATGCTCGCCGCGGCAGACGTGAAGGAAGGGGGCACGGCAACGGCCCTCATCAAGAACATGTCGTTCAACCTGGACAACGTTCTGGATGGCGACACCTTTGTCGTCGGCGGCGCCGGCGTTCGTGGCGGCATCAACCCCGGCGTCTACCAGATCACCGGCAACGTGACCGCCATATTCCAGGACCTCGTTCTCTACAACAAGGCCAAGGCGAGCACCGAAACCTCGCTGGACCTGACCTACAAAAAGGGCACCGGCGACGGCACGGCCGGCAACGAGTCTCTCCAGATCGTCACCCCCGAGATGATTTTCACTCCCAAGGCCCCGGCGGTTGCAGGGGCCGGCGGGGTGACTGCCACCTTCGATTTCGTCGGCGACTTCACGGACAATGCCGACGCCACCGCCTTCAAGATCGTCGTCAAGTGCACCCAGCTCCCCGGTAACGTTATCTGATCCACCTGGCGGGGCCTCCGGCACTCTCCTCCTGGAGGCCGGGGGCCTGGCCAGCCCCCTTGCCGCCGATTTCGGCACAATAAAGGAGATGTGAAATGGCATTGAAACAGCTTTCAACGGCAGAAAAAGCAGACAAAGGCATCGATATCGAGATCTTCCACCCTTCCACCGGGGAATCGCTCGGTATTGTCGTTACCATGCTCGGTTCCGATTCCGCCGCCTATATCGAGGCCGACCGTAAGATCCGTTCCCGCCAGCTTCAGCGGGCCAAGCGCAAGCGCGATTTCACCATCGGCATGGAGCCCGAAGAGGTCGAGGCCTCTCTGGTAGAGCGACTCTCCGCCTGCTTTGTCGGCTGGAAAGAGCGCCTGGCCGATGGCTCGTTCAAGAACACCCTCAATTTCGACGAGGGCGTGGAACTCCCATCCACCCGTGCCGAATTCACCAAGATCATCTCCGATCGTGGCTATTACTGGTTCCGTGCCCAGGTCCAGGAAGGCATGGACACGGTGAGTAATTTTTTGCCGAGCTCGGCGACGCCGTCCGTGCCGCCGCAGCCTTCCGTTTCCGCCATGACACCCCGCAACGGAGCGGAGTGACCCTCTGGGAAGAGCTGGAGGCCATGGAGAAACGGTCCGGCCGCCAGCTCCTCCCGGACGAGCCTTTGTTCCCGGCAGTTGTTGAATACCTCTGGGAATGGTTCCAGCAGTTGCATGCCACCAGGGGCGGCGGTTTCGGCCCCGCTTCGATAACGTATGCGGAAATCGACGCCTGGAGCCGGCAGACCGGCACCAGGCCCACTCCCTGGGAAGTTGAGCAGCTAAAAGGGATTGACCGGGAGTGGTTGACCTGGCAGGCCCAAAAAATGGACGAGGAACGGGGCAATGGGAGCTGAACTCTCAAAATTGAAACTGGTCATGGAGGTCGATGGCGAGAAGATCGTCGTCACCGGCCTCCGTAACGTCTCCGCAGCCCTCGATGGCGTCAGGCAGTCGTCCGGCAGTGTGGCAGTTGCCAGCGGCCGGATGGCTGCCGAATATGAACGCAGTACCGGTCGGCTGGCAGCAACAACCCGTGCTAACACCTCCACAATGTCGGCCTGGGAGAAACAGATCCAGTCCGTCACTATGAGAATATGGAATCTCTCCCTGGTAGCTGGACTGCTCGCCGCGCCTCTGGCCATTCTGACCCGATATGCCGACAACTACACCCTCGTCGGCAGTCGCATCCGGCTGGTCGAACAGGCGGAAAAGGATCTGGCGGGCACCCGCCAGGCGCTGTTCGATATCTCCCAGCGGACTTACCAATCTCAGGAAGCGACGGCAGAGGTCTATACCAGAGTCGGCCGCAACGCCAAGGATCTGGGCCTGTCCCAGAGCGAGCTGCTTCGGGTTACCGAAACCGTCAACAAGTCCATCGTCATCAGCGGCGCCAATGCCGCATCGTCCCAGGCTGCCATCATCCAGTTCGGCCAGGCGCTCGCCTCCGGGGTGCTCCGTGGTGACGAACTCCGTTCGGTCATGGAGCAGGCCCCCCGACTGGCCGAGGCTATTGCGGCAGGGATGGGCGTCACTATCGGAGAGCTGCGCAAGCTGGCCGAGGAGGGGGAACTCACTTCACAGGTGGTGGTCCGGGCTCTCCTGTCGCAAAGCGCCGCCATCGACCGCGAATCTAGTAAAATGGCCATGACCGTCGGCCGAGCGCTGACGAATATGAACAATGCGATCGGCAAATGGATCGGTGGAGCAGACCAGGCAACTGGTGCATCTGCCGCGCTGGCCGCTGGTATCGTCTATCTGGCCGACAACCTGGACAAGCTCGACATTGTCATCGGCGTGGTTGCCGTCTCCGGCCAGACTCTGATCGGCGTCCTGGGAGATGTTAGCGATGTTGCACACGGCGTCTATCTCGGAGTAAAGGCTATCCCAGACGTCCTTAAAGAAGCCCCCGGTCTCGTTACTCTGCTCGGACTCGCAGCATATGGCGCTGTCGGTGGGGTAACGGGCCTGTCGGCAGCCATCGCGGCGTTTTCTGCCACCCTCACGGCTGTCATGGCAACCAATCCGGCCGGGTGGCTTGCCGCCACGGGTGCGGCGTTTTATTTAGCTGCTAAACCGGCCGTCAGGGCCATCGATGAACTCATCTATAAGTACACCGAGCTGAACCTGACCGGCGAGGCGATGTATAACGCCGAGAAAAAACGGGCCGCCGAAGCGGACAAGGCCTGGGAGGCCCAGAAGCAGAAGGCCCTCTGGATGTATAAGGAAGGGGGCATCCCCCTCTCCCCCGGCATGAAAAACGCCCTGGGGATCAACGACACCCCCACTGCCGGAGTTCCCTCCAAAGAAGACGAAGAAGCCGTCAGGCGGATGAATGACTATATCAAGGAGTACAACCGGCTCCAGACCGAGCGGACCGCCCTCGCCATCCAGGAAAACCCCTATCTATCAGATATGGACAAGAAACTGCTCACCATCCGGCAGCGGTATGCCGACCTGATCAGCCTCTACCCCGAGCACCGCGCCGAGCTGCTGCGCAACATGGATCTCGACCAGCAGACTGTCCGTAACCTCCAATCCCTGACCGACGCCCTGCAGCGTCGCGCCACCCTGGAGATGGAGCAGGCAGCCGCCTCGGCCTCCTGGGACTACACCAAGCAGACCCGGAAAGAGCCGCTGCAATACACCCCCAAGAAAAACAGCTACAGCCTGACCGGGCCGGGCTACACCGGCTGGAACCAGCCCACGGTTGAGGACCTCCGTAGCGCCGAAGAGCTGGCCCGCATCCTGGAAGATCAGCAGCTGCGGATGGCTGAACTGGCCGGCAGCGAGCGCGAGATCGTCCAGATCCAGATCGACCAGGAAAACCATGCCCTCCGGCTGCACGGGCTCTACACCGACCAGGTCAAAGCCATCAAGGACCAGGTCGATGCGGCTCGCCTGTTGAATGCCACCCTGGCCGATCAGCAGCGGCTCGATGACGCCAACGCCCGCATCGACCGCACAAAAGGCGGCTGGGATGTAGAGCTGCGCCAGATCAAGCTCGCCTACGAATCCAAGAAGTCGATGAAAGAAAAAGAGCTCTCCTTGGCCGCATCCGGCAGTGAGAAAGAACGCATTCTTACTGCCGAGCTTAAAGCCAACGAGTTGGAATACGAAAATGAGCTCTTCCGTGGCCGGATGTCGCTCGGCTCCCAGTACCTGAGTTTTGTCGGCGACCTGATGAACGAGCTGGCAAACGCCTCATCCGGCTCCAGCCGCGAGGCATTCGAAAACCAGAAGGATCTGGCCCTGGGTGCTACCCTGGTCAACACGGCTGCAGCCGTCATGAACGCTCTGGCCACGGTGCAGCCGTTCTGGCCGGCAGGGGTCGCGGCTGCTGCCATGGCCGGCCTTACCGGCGGCATCCAGTATGCGAAGATATCGTCCACGCAGTACGGCGGCGGCGGGTCCATTGGTGGCGTGTCGGCCGGGTTCTCTGCCGGCGGGGCATCCGGAGGGGTCGGTGGCGGATCGGTCGGCAGTAGCATCGGTGCCCCTACCATGTCCATTTACGACAGTCAGACTCCTGAGTCGTTGCAGCGGCTGGCCGATTCGGCCGACAACGCCAGCTTGGCGCTGGGCCGGGTGGCAGACGGGCTTACCTCCATATCCGATCTGTTTGCCGACGGCACCCAGGGCAACTACCTGGCTGGCGGGCTCACCTCTCCGGGTTCGACCGAATGGAGCGGGTTGTCGATCAGTCGCGACATCTCTACCAGCGTTACCAATGCCCTGTTCCCGAAAAACGGCGACCCGCTTCTGGCCCCGCTGTTGAGCAATATGTTCGGCTGGGGCAATGACTGGTACCGCACCGGTACCGGCCTCAGCCTGGGAATCAATAAAGGCCAGCTGACCGGCAGCGGTTACACCGATTGGAAAAAAGAGGGAGGCTGGTTTTCCAGCGACGAGAATCGCACCGATTATTCACGGCTCGACCCGTTTGTCGCAAACAGCCTCAACACCTATCTCTCCCAGATCATCGCCACCGTCAACCGCTCCGTAGCTGTGCTCGGTACCAGCGTCGATCTCGGCAGCGTCAACCTGCCGCAATCGAAAATCCAGACCTCCGGCCGTTCGGCAGAGGATATCCAGAAGGATCTGGAGGCGTGGTTCACCTCTGCCGCCGATGTCATCGCCCAGGCCACCACCGGGCTGAAGGAGTTCACCTTCTACGGCGAGTCAGCCTTCGACGCCATCGTCCGCCTGACCACCTCCCTTCAGGGTGCCAACGAGAAACTGGAACTGGTCGGCGCCACCCTGATCGAGTCGTCGCTCTCCGGGGCCAATGCAGCCTATCACCTGACCGAGCTGATGGGCGGGCTGGACGAATTCTCCGACGCCGTAGACACCTATTTCAGCTCCATATTCACCGAGGCTGAACAGCAGGGGATGGAAGCTGCGCAGGCTGCCCGCCAGGTCGCCACCGCCTTCGGCGAGATGGGTATGGCCGCGCCACTGACCCGCGACAGTNNGACAGTTTCCAGACCCTGGTCGGTTCCCTCGACCTGACCACGGACCGTGGCCAGGCGCTTTTTGCCGCATTGATCGGTGTATCCGAGGCGTTCGGCACAGTCATGGACGCCGCCGACGAGGCAGCGCAGGCACAGCAGGATCTGCAGATGCGGCTCTACCGGGTCAATGGCAATTCCGGCGCCGCCGATCTCCTGGAGCTGGTCATCGATCAACAGAAGGAATACCAGGATTATCTTGCCAAGGGCTACGATGTCACCGAGCTGCTGATCGTCCAGCAACTGGAATATGAGAAAGCTGTAAAGGACGTTTCAAGCACACTTAAAGAGGCGTCGAACGATCTGACGATCGCAGCGGACAAAATCAAGGAAAAGCTCTCTGCTGCCGTCTCTGCGCAGATGCAGATCATGGAAACGCTCAAGTCCCTGCTCGGTGGAGATCTCTCCACCCTTTCTCCGGAGGCGAAATACACGCAGGCGTCAGCGGCCTTTACCGCCGCTGCCGACCGGGCCAAGCTGGGCGATGTCACGGCCATGCAAAGCGTCAGCCAGCTCGCACAGGATTTCCTCTCTGCGTCCCGCAACTACAACGCCAGCAATGCTGCCTATGCCACTGATTTCGAGGCCGTGACGCAGGCCCTGGCCGAACTGGGCGGGCTGCCATCCTCCACCGAAATACAGATCGATGTGGCGCAGCAGCAGCTGGAACGACTCACCGAAATTCAGACCGCGATATCTGAAGGGAACATCGACCAGCTCACCTACCTGCGCGAGATCCTCGGGAGCAACAGCGGCACGTTCTCTCTATTGGAGCAATATCTGGCCGCCGATGCGGCAGCCAGAGAAGAAACGGCCAACCAACAGGCCGAGGCCCTGGCCCGGGCTGAGTTCGAGCGGCAGAAAAACTCCGACTTGGCAGCAGCGCAGACGGCATATGAGCAGGCAATGAAGGAAATCACGGCCAAGGGAGCTACCGCCGAAGCGGATGCCATAACCGCCATGCGTATGGGTCTGGGGTTAGAGCAGCAGGACTTGCGCTATGATTTGAACAACGATAGCAAGGTGAATACCGGCGATGCCATTATTTTCCTGACCATGCGGCCAGGAAACCCTCTGTATGAATCATGGGTTGCTGCAGCGACCCAGGCCTTTGAAGACGCCCGCACCGAAATCAACAGCCGCGTGTTCTCCTACGATGTCGGCACCCCTTATGTTTCCTATGATCAACTGGCGCAGATCCACCGCGGCGAGATGGTCATCGATCCGTCATCTGCGGCGGCCCTGCGGCGTTACGGTATCACCGTCCAGGCCGCCGACAATTACGACACCGTCAACGAGTTGCGGGCGCTGGTCCGGCTGCAATCGGCGGGTAACACCGCCATCATCGCAGAGCTGGCCGAGGTAAAAAAAGAGCTGGCAACCCTTACCTCGAAGGCCAGACTGGAGGCAATGAAATGATCCGCTATTTCGCACTGGCGCTTGTCGCGCTCACCCTGTTGATAGGCTGCGGCAGCAGTCAGGAGGTCCCCCCCGTGGCAAACGAAGAGATCATTTATCTGGTAGAGGTCACAGCCTACGATCCCGGCACGTCCGGGACCACGATACTCCGCTACACCACCGGCCGCGACGGCTTCACGACCCGGCCAGGCGATACCCCGGCCAATACCTACTATGAGCCGCGGGTGAATAACCCCGGCAATTTTCAGCGCACCATGTTCGGTAACCTGACCACCGCCGGGTCCTCGGCATCGAGTTACGGAGAGGTAGTCCTGAACAACAAGGATGGCGCCCTCGACGGGCTGCTGTATTACGGTTTCGACGGCCGGAGGGTTGCCATTTTGGCCGGGCCGCGCACCGGCAGTTATGCCGATTTCGTCCCGGTCATGGTCGGCACCATGCAGCAGGTCCTCCCCAACTGGAGCGAGGTGACTATCCAGTTCCGCGATCGGGCCGCAGAGCTGAAAACAGCATTTCAGCCGACGAAATACGCGGGGGACAATGCCCTGCCTGCCGGCCTGGAAGGGGTCGGTACCGACCTGAAAGGGAAGCCGAAGCCGCGCCTGCTCGGCAAGGTCTATAACGTCGCGCCTCCTTGCGTCAACACCTCCCGGTTGATCTACCAGGTGAACAATGGGTCTATGGCGGATATCCCTAATGTCTATGACAAAGGAGCGGCGCTTACCCGTGGCACGGATTACACATCCCAGACCGACATGGAGACCACAGCCCCGGCTGCCGGGCAATATCGGTGCTGGCTCGCTGGTGGATATTTCCGGCTCGGCGCCTCGCCGGCCGGGCAGATCACCGCCGACGGTATCCAGGGTAACTCGTCGAGCGTAGTCTCATTGATCCAGATAGTCATTGAGGAGAAAATCGCTACTTCTGACATCTCATATTCCGATCTGTCCCGGCTGCAATCGACTAACTGGGCGGAGGTCGGCATCTATGTAGACACAGAGACTACTTCTGCCGCGGTGCTGGATGAACTGGCCGGTTCTGTTGGCGCGTGGTGGGGATTCGACAACACCGGTATGTTCCGGATTCAGCGGCTCGACGCGCCATCAGCATCGGGAGAAGTTACTACCATAACCGACATACTGTCACTGCAGAGGATGCCCACCAATGATATCGGGCAGGGTGTACCGGTCTGGAAGGTTAACCTCAGCTACCAGAAAAACTACACCGTCCAGACTGATGTGGCGACCAGCGTTACCGATGCCCGGAAAGCATGGCTTAAAGAGCAGTACCGGGTATCGTCGGCGTCAAGTTCCGCCGTTCTCAATCAGTTTTTACTCGCAGGGGAATTGTCGGTCGATACCCTGCTGGTGTCTGATGTAGCCGCAGAGGTAGAGGCAGCGAGGAGATTGTCTCTGTATGGTGCCCGGCGGGACGCATTCCGGGTGGATATACCGATGCAGGCGTTCCGGCAAGAGTTTGCGGGTATTTGGGATACTAATGCATTGACGGACCTGACCGGGGGCAACGGTACTTATTATAGCTACTGGAGCGAGGCTAAGGAATATAACGGCTATCTTTATGCGATTGGCGCTCCGGATGGATACGGCACCGGCACTAAATTGGTTAGAATCAGCACGGCAGACCCGACCGGCGTATGGTCAACAGTAGCCACCGTGCCGAGCGGAGTGTTTCCGGGTTACTCTGATTTTGTGTTTCACAATGGATACCTCTATGTGGTAGGCGGCTCGGGGACACTGAAAACCTATCGCCTCAATCTGAGTGATATCGGCGCGGGGTGGGACGATGCCGGGATTACGGATTTACCGGCTATTTATCTCTGTAAAGCGGTTGTCGTCGACAACTGGCTCTATGTCAAAACGTTTATCAATGGGGGTACCGCAAGTAAACTTCTACGGCTCGACCTGACCGCTCCGACCGGGGCGTGGGATGATGCCGGTGTGTCAGATATGACCGTGGGGACTAATAACCCGCTCATGTATTATGATGGGTATTTCTACACCATTTACACCTATGCCAACGACAGCCGGCTGTACCGGCTTAGTGCCACCTCTCCAACCAGCGGTTGGGCTGAGATAACAATATCGCCCCGCCCGCCGGTAACTGGCCCGCACTGCCTGATGGGCTCATATATTTACATGGGTATTAACCAGTATTATTACATTACGGGTGAGTATGATTCAGCAGTCTACCGGCTTAATTTGGCTGCAACTGCGGCGGGTTGGGAAAAAACGTATATCCGCTTGCCGAATAGCGCACATCGGTTTACTATCGGGATTGGTCTCGGCAATCTGATTACCATATTCAACACCACGTTTCCTATCGCCGGTACGTACCTGTGGCGGCCTATGAGTAACTATGCCGCGTATGCTTATCTTTGGGACATCGGGAGGATAGTCAGGATCGACTCCACTCGCTATGGGTTGGCAGACAGAGTATTTGTTATTATTGGGCACCAGCCGGATTACCAGAGAGGAGTCGTTACGTTGGATATTTGGGGGTAAAGGCCTGGGCGGTGAACCGCCAGGTTTCACCGGGCGGCTTCCACCGTCCTGGTTAAACCGGCGAACCACCCTGAAAGGGTAAATACTATGTGTCATGGATGTTGGGAAGAAGCAGGCAAACCGATGATTGATACTCCGGCGATAAGGAAAGCAGCAACTCTTGCGGATCAGGTTTACGAGTTTTCCTATGTCGGGGGCGACCTTCATATTCTGCTAGATGATTGGAACGTGGAGGATAACCACTTGGATTTCTGCGCCACGGCCATCGAAGAAAATATTCACGAACTCAGCCCCGAAAACCAAGAGATTGAGCGCCAATGCTTGGCAGCGTTCAAGGAGCTGAGCGAAGAGGAAAGATATTCCGCGTTGGCAATTCGCGAGGGATACACAGAGTTGGTTTAACCATAATATACCGCCAAAATGGCGGCATATCCGACCGTTGCAACTGAGGTAGTCTATGGGTAACTGTTTATTCTGCTGGCCAGATCGTCTCCAAGTGTCTGCCAGTTACACTCCGATATTGTCGGGTGGAAGCTGGTCGGCATCGCTTCCTCTGCTAAATTTGCAAAACTTGGCACTCAGCCGTAAAGCCCGAAGCGTCGACGCTACAACTGCGGCCACTCAGTTTAGCGTTGATCTGGGGGTTTCTCGGTCGATTCGTGCTATCTCAATCATGCGGCACAATCTATCATCTGCCGCCACGGTCCGAGTACGCGGGTATTCTGACGCTGGACATACCACGCTCGTATGGGATTCAACTGCCCTCTCGATCTGGCCAGAGGGGTATCCCACGGCCGAAGATAAAAAGCGCTATCAGGAAGATTTCCATATCATTTTGAGTGCGTCGCAGTCGTTCCGCTATCCTCTGGTAGAAATATCAGACACGGCAAACCCAGCCGGCTATGTGGAGTTGGCCCGCTGTATGTTTTTTCCAGCGTTTCAACCGGCGGTTAATATGTCTTACGGTGCGGGTCTTGGACTAGAAACCGACACATCAAAGGAACGCAGCCTGGCTGGTACTGATTTTTGGGATCGGAAAGAGCCGAGGCGTACGGTGCGGTTTACTCTCCCTGTATTGTCTGAGAGCGAAGCGTTTAATGATTTATTGGACTTGCAGTGGGATAGGGGTATCGATCGGGAGGTGCTATTTGTCTTTAACCCCGACGATGCTGGCTTACTTTTGAAAAAGCGGACTTTTCTTATGACTATCAGGCAGTTGACCGCAATAGAGTTTCCGTATGGGACTAACCACACTACTGGGTTCGAGGGGGGAGAGGTGTTGTAAGGATAGTTTCTAGTGGCATGCTACGGTATGTTTTATTGGTTGAAATGGCTCTACGGTCAAATATGGTGTTTTGTGGTATAGGTTGTTGAACGAAACCCCCCTGAAAAATCAGATAATAATGAATATCAATATCAATTAAAAATCGATATAAGAACTCGGTTAAAAAGTTCCTTGAAAATTCAACAGCTCGCAGGTAGGAATTACTGCCAAAAAAATCGCAAATCACTGCCAAAAAAATTGCCGCGCAATACCGGCGCCGAAACGTGCCTACATGACACCATATAAAAAAAGGCCCCGGAGGATTTCTCCGG